ATAAAATTTAGTTAATATTAATCAGTAGCAGGGCTACAACCATTTTAATCAGGAGATTATCAAATGGCGGAAATCACAGAAGCACAATTGAAAGAAGCTTTAGAAAAGCAGAAGCAGGAGCTTCAAGCTGAGTTTGAAAAGCAGACCGAGGGCTTGCGCTCTAACCGCGATTCTTTACTTGCTGAGAAAAAGCAAATAGAGGAATCAACTAAGCAGCAAATTCTTGAAAAAGAACAAGCAGCTATTGAAGCGGCACAGAAAGCGGGTGACATCGAGAAGCAACTTGAATTACAGCGAGCACAACTAGAGCGTAAACAGGCTGAAATGAGTGAGCAACTTAACCAGCGCAATGAGTTAATTCTTTCAAGTAAAAAAGAAGCGTCTGTGAATAGCATTGTTTCTAACTTTGCTAAGCAAGATAAGCTAAGCCAGCTTACAGCGAGTCAATTAGTTGAGCATGGTTTTGATGAGGGCGGTAACGTAATCACAAGCTATAAAGACTTAAACGGCAATGTTGTAGCAGATAACCAAGACGATTGGTTGTCGTGGGCTAAAAGCGACCCTGATATGAGTAACCATTTAATTGGAACTCAAGCATCTGGTACTGATTATTCGACTGTTAAACCATCGTCTACCGGCCAAGGTGCAAAACAATATTCCGAAATGAGTCCAGAAGAAAAGCGGGCGCATTTGGAAACCGTAGAAGTAAACCGACATTAATTAGGAGGCCTCATGGCTTTAGGCGACTTTCAAGTATTTAACGATTACGCGTACCGCGCTTTTGCGGTGACATTACAACAAAACATCAACATGTTTAACGCTGCTACACGTGGCGCCATTACATTAGATACAATGGCGGTTGCTGGTGATAAACACCAGAAAGCGGCTTTTGAGAATCTTAGTTCATTAGTGGGCAACCGTAACCCCGCATCTACTGCGGCGGCTACTGAGCATGCACTTAAAGAGCTATTAAAAATTGATATTAAAGTAGGCTGGGGTACTCCTAACATTACTTACACAAACACTTCATTCGATTGGACTAACCGCGACCCCATGGAAGCTGGTCGTTTATTTGGTGAAGATATCGCAGCCGGTGCAATGCAGTACATGCTTAACTCTGTTTTATACTCTGCTGTTGCAGCTATGGATGATGCAGACGTTAACTACGATGGTACTGCTGGTGTCGCTTCATTACCTAGCTTAATTAAAGGCGCTGGTAAATTTGGTGACCGTCAATCAGCTATCGTTGCTTGGGTCATGCACTCTAAGTCACAAACTGATATTTGGGGTAATGCTGTTGGTAACTCTAATGACCTGTTTGATTTCGGCACAATCCGTGTTGTTTCTGATGGTCATGGTCGTCCGTTAATTATGACTGACTCAGACGCGCTACACTTTGATAATGCTGGCACTGAAAACTACATCCAACTTGGTTTGGTTGCTGGTGCTTTATCTGTGCAAGATCAAGGTGACTTCCGCTCTTACAACGTTACTACGCTGGGAGAAGAAAACGCCAAGCAGTTACTTAAATCAGAAGGTTCATTTATGCTAGGTCTGAAAGGTTACTCTTTCTCTGACACTGTAACGAAGCCTAACGATACTGCATTAGCCACCCCAGCTAACTGGACTCGTATCACCGACTTAGGCCTTAAAGACACGGCTGGTGTTGTTGTAACTACTTTATAAGGAGCCTTTAAAATGGCAGAAGCAAAGAAATTTAAATTCTCTGATGTTGTACTAACTGCAACTGATGGTAAAAAAGAATATAAATTAACACCGGTATCAATGGCGACTGTTGACTTGCGCGGTATGACTGTATCAGGCGAAGATTACTACGTTAAAAAAGCTGTTGCACTTGGTGCCACTAAATCTAAGTAGGCTTTAAAGCTAGTTAAACAAAAGCCTCACCATGCGTGGGGCTTTTTTGTGAGGTTAATATGAGAAATGATTTATTAGCGGATATTGTCACTGCTTCAGGCGGTACAATAACAGACCGCAATAACAGAAACTTACTTTTAAAAGATTGGCTTATTGCATTAGGTGGTTAGCATGGAAACTAGAAACGAATATTTAGATAAAATACTACAGGCTTTGCAGTCGGGCGGCTCTACTGACGAAGTAATCCGCAATGTTGCAAAAGGACTAACGGGTCACGGTTATTACTCATCGAGTGCCGGCACTGTAGGCACTCCAATTGTAACGAGCCAAGGCAATAAAACGCCGCTAGACTTTGATACTGTGCTGTTTGAGGATTACTTACCATTTGGTGCCACCACCTTCTTTACTGGAGGCAGAATGACACCGCAAAGCAAAGGTGATACATACTCATGTCGTATAGGTTTTTGGGCTGCATCATCTAACAGTAATGGGGCATTTAATGTTGAAATGGATATTAGCGCTGCGGGTGATAGCTCAAACGTTATAGCTAAAAAGCCAGTTAGAATGATTAGAGGTAGCAACCAGTTTGAGTTTTACACAATAGACTTGGATATGTTTGCGCGTGATAACTTCATAGCTAATGGTGGGTTAATTAATGTTGAGGCTGTAGATGGAAATTTATCTATTTACGACTTAACGCTATTAGTCACAAAGACAACGGCAGGATAGAAAAGAGCCCCTTTAATTAGGGGCTTTGTTTTATCTTATACGCCTAAAGTCAGTGATGGCCTTGTTAGCTTCAAGCTGATTAAGTACTAGTCTCATCGCAAATAAAGGAGACCGGAAAAACAAAACTCTAACCGCCCTAGAGCCAACCAATCCAGCCCCATCAAGAATTACGTTATATGTGTAATACTTAAACAGCATATCAACACCCCATAAAGCGAGATTCATCGCCACTGCTGCGGCGAATTATCACAAGCGGCTCTTTCTTGCGCTTATTTGCCAATTCCATAATTGATTGAGTTTTATTTGAAGCTCGATTCAATGGCTTGCTGCTCATTGCCTTGCTAGTTTTATGCTCTGTCATGTATTTTCCGTCATCGTATTGCATTATTCACCCCTTGCTTCTTTTAATAATTGCTGTATCTCGTGCAGTGTTTGCATATCATGGTAATCAGGTTCAGATTCTGTTTGCGATGTTACGCGACTGACTCTTTGGTCGTTAACCTCATCAATCAGCATGTAAAGCTCACTTGCAACAGATTCAAGCATTTCATACATTTTAGGCGCTTTTGATATTAGCAGCGCATTAGCTCTTGCTTCATCGTGATTAATACAGCAAGCATCTAGTATATTACTATCGTGAGGTCTTGAACCTACAAAAATACCGTTAACAACTTGCCATTCGCCTTTTGTAAATTTAGCTTCGCTCATTTTAACTCTCCATTTATTTAACTTGCACACACTGTATCACGGCTTTTTAAAAAAACTGCTCCGACCAGTTGACTAGTTAAACTTTAATCAATATAAATTAAGCGCTATACTACAGTTATTAACTCAGAGGGCTAACAATGGCTTTAATAATTGAAACAGGAAATCAAGTTGCAGATGCTAATAGTTACGCTACCGTAGCTATCGCTGAAGCTGTGGCTGAAACTTTTGGTATAACACTTGGCGGAAATGTAGAGGTTAACCTTAAGGCTGCATACAAGTGGCTTAATACGCAAGAGTCACAGCTACAAGGTAAGCGCCTTAGTGATATTGACACTGCAACAATACAAACGGGTATCTATCCACGCAAGCCTGTTTATATTCGCGGCAACTTAATTGATGAAAATTCTATCCCCGTTGAATTAATCGAATCACAAGTTTTAGCGGCTTTTGCTAATGAGCAATCAAGTATTTTATTGCCAGCTATCGGAAGCACTACGGGCGCGATTAAAAAAGAAGAATTGGACGGTGTAGGCTCACAAGAGTTTTTTGAAGGTTCGGCGCTTGACTCTAACGAAACCAATTCAGCATTACAGTTAGCACTTGCAACACTTGAGCCGTTAACTACACGAGCATTGGGTGGCTTATTTGGTGGGCGCGCTGTTGTTAAGGGGTATTCATAATGGCAATTGATCGTCCTTTTGGTCGCTCATTATCTGACAGTCTAATGAATAGCGCTTTTGCAGGTGTTAGGCGTAGCATTGTTATTACTGAAAACGGCGCTTATGACCCAATCAATGAAACCGGCGGTGTTATATCAACCCACACAGGCTTGTGCATTTTAACTAAGCTAACTAAGTCCGATATTGCTAACGAGTCTATTCGCGATGCTGATTTTGTTATTAAAAAGCGTTGTGTTGAAGTTGTTGATGATACTAGCGGCGAAAGCTTCCAAGTGCGCAATGATAACTGTGAAATTAAAGTTGATAAGCTCGACCCAGTAACAGATGTAAGCTTAGGCTTGCAGGACTGCGTTATTGTTAAAGTTGAAGTTGATGCTGTTGATGCTGTTTACACTATCTATGGAAAATACCGCTAATGACTTACAGTAACGAAAGAGAGCTTGATATTGAAGATGAGCTAAACAATTACGTTACTGATGCAATGCGTAGTGCTGGGCTTGATTTCCTGCGCTTAATTACATTTTCAAGTCCTGTTGATACAGGTAGGTTTAGATCTAATTGGACGGTGGGATTTAATTCACCTGATAGCTCCACGACTGGTGCGGTTAATTTTTCTGCTGTACTGGCAAAAAATGAAGCTGAAGTTAAATTTAATCCGATTAATGTAAATAGCGTTATTTGGTTTAGCAATAACTTGCCTTACGCTGTGCCGCTTAATAGTGGTACATCTAAACAGGCTCCACGATTCTTTGTTGAAGCTGCCGCAAGACGAGCGGAAGTAAATATAAATAGCGGTACATTATGATTATAGGTAACACGATAGTAATTAAATCGCCAGAACCACCAGTAGATCAAATAAACTATGATTTTGGTGATGCTGCAAAGGCGCTACAAGTTAAGCTTGCAACGTTTATAGCTGATAACTCCATCGGCATTCCTGTTAAGTGGTACGGTGGTTCAGGTAGGTTTACAACACCTGATAATTCACCTTGGATGCGTGATACAATAACTGTACTTGATGAAATTCAAGACCCTTGTCGCTGGAAACGCACTGAGGGATTTTACACAATTGATTTATTTTACCCTGATGATTCAGGCATTAATTCAATGTATGACACAGCTAAGCAATTGCGCGTGTTATTTGAAAATAAAGTGTTTTCCAATGTTAAAACGATGAATGTGGAGTTAAATCCACTGCCTGACGAAAAACCTTGGTTACGCTTACAACTTAATATTAATTTTTACACAGAAGGTATGTAAATATGGCTAACGATAATATACGCGCAAATGCAATTAGTGTTTTCATTGCACCGCAAACAGCTAAAAGCGATACGACTAATCTAGTCTTTGATGAGTTTTTCCGCACTGGTGGCGCTCCTGTTGAGACTGTTACTTATGAAACTTCGGCTATTATTGACGATTCAGGTCAAGCGCCTGAGCAAGTTAAAACTGGCTCTGAGTCTCAAATGGACGGCGAAAGCGAATACAAGCAAGGTGATTGGAAGTTATTCAAGAAAGCCATTCACGGCGATGAGACTGTAACTGACGTAACTGGCTCAGATATTAGCTTTAGCGCCACAGGCATCGACTCAGGCGCTTCTAATGCGTTTGCCAGCTTGATTGCAGGCGATCACTTTTGGATTTCTGGCAGTGCCTCTAACGATGGTATGTTTATCATTGAAACAAAACTTAATGATAATGAAGTAGAAACAACTGAAGCTCCTGCTGTTGAATCCGCTGGCGCATCTGTTACGGTATTTAGCCGTAAAATTAAATCAGGTGTTACGCGCTATTATGACGCAGTTCAAAAGCGCATGCCTTACGATACAGGCGCTGGTGGTGTTGGCTATCAAACGTTTATTAACGGCTTAATGGATACGGCGCAATTAACTATCCCTGCTACCGGCATTATTACTGAGTCAATGAC